GAGGGTCTGCCGGAGCGCACCCTTGGATGGCACATCCTCGCATGGTGTTCCAAGTACGTCCGGCAGCCGGACGGCGAACAGGCCGGGGAGCCCTGGCAGTTCACGCAGGAACAAGCGCGCTTCGTGTTGTGGTTCTACGCGCTGAACGACAAGGGCAAGTTCTCTTACCGGCGTGCGATCCTCCGGCGTTCCAAGGGTTGGGGCAAGTCTCCGCTCTTGGCAGCGCTGGCCATTGTCGAGTTCATCGGCCCCTGTCGCCCGGATCATGGCAAGTTCGTCCGTGACCCCATGGGCAACCTGCACCCGGCCGGACGTTCTGAGAACGCCCCGCACGTGCAGATGGCTGCCGTTACGGTGCAGCAGGCGTACAACACCATGGATGCCGTACGCGGCATGCTCGTTGAGTCTCCCGCTGTCCGTGACTACGGCCTAGACGTGGGCAAGACGGTGATTCAGTTCGCCGACGGGCGCCCCGGGAAGATCGAGCCGGTTACGGCTAGCTCGGCGTCCCTTGAGGGTGCGCGGCCTACCTTTGTCGTGGCCGACGAAATCCACGTGTGGACTAAGGGTACGGGCGGTTTCGCCATGGCCCGTGTGCTCGCCCGTAACCTGGGCAAGCGTCCCGGCGGTATGGCGCGCATGGTCATGACGACCAACGCGCACGCGCCCGGGGAACTGAGCGTCGGAGAGCAGGAGTTCGACGCCTACATAGACATCAAGATGGGCAAGGCGAAGCGTACGGCCGATGTGCTGTACGACTGCCGAGAGGCCCCGCCCGATGTGGACATGGCCGACGCTGAGGCCCTACGTGCTGCCCTGGTAGTCGCTTACGGTGACTCGGTATGGGTCGACCTTGACCGGGTGCTGTCTGAGATCTACGACCCGACTAGCGACCCGTCAGAGATGCGCCGGTTCTACCTCAATCAAGTGGTGGCAGCAACTGACGCATGGTTGGACCCGGCAGAGGTTGACGCCGTGGCGCTGGCCGATGCGATCACGCCGGATGGCGGCATGGTGGCGCTCGGGTTCGACGGTTCCAAGAGCGACGACGCAACAGCGTTGATTGCCACGGACGTTGATACGGGGCATTGCTTCGTTGTGGGCGTCTGGGAGCGGCCAGACGGGCCGGACGCCGTTGGCTGGGAGGTTCCCCGCACGGAGGTGGACAAGGCTGTCCGCGACGCTTTCGAGCGTTGGGACGTGGTGGCCATGTTCGCCGACGTTGCTTACTGGGAGTCCTACCTTGACCAGTGGTCAGAGGCTTTCCGCGAGGGGCTGTTTGTCAAGGCGTCGCCTAAGCACTCGGTTGCATTCGACATGCGTAACCGTCTGCGCGACTTCACGCGGGCTGCTGAGTTCGCCCATGCGTCCATCGTTGACGGCTCTCTGTCGGTCGACCAACACCCCACTCTGATACGCCACCTGAAGAACGCCCGGCGTCGTCCCAACAACTACGGCGTTGGGTTCGGCAAGCAATCCCGCGAGTCTCCACACAAGGTGGACGCCGCCGCCGCCATGGTCCTAGCGCGTGAGGCGCGACGGGCCGCCCTTGAGGCAGGCGTGATGGAACGGCGCGCACGGCAGCAGCCGGGCGAGTTCTTCAGCTTCTAGCCACCGTCAGATTCTGACGGTGCAACAACCGACGGAGGTACGAACATGGCTGGTGCGCTTGACGTACTGCCGGGTGCGCTGGCCATGCGCAAGGCTGAAGGTCCCAAGCTGGCCCGCATCTCTGCGGCGCTTCGTGGTGAGTTCAACGAGTCGTACATGCCCAAGCAATATGACGACGAGTACGGCGTCATGCGCGAACGGGCCATTGCGAATTGGCTGCCCCTCATCGTGGACGTGGTGGCAGAAAACCTGTTCGTTGAGGGTTACCGCCGTCCGACCGACGGTGACAACCTGGCAGTCTGGTCTACGTGGACGGCCAACAAGCTGACCATGTATCAGAGTGCCGTTCACCGTGGCGCGCTGGCCTTTGGCCGGTCGTACGTCACGGTGCGTCCGGGTGATGTGGCGGCCGTCGTACAGGCAGCCCCCGCAACATCGTGGACGGTGCGCTACGCGAACCCGGGTGACGAGTGGCCCCTATGGGGTCTCCGTCGCCTGCGGGCCGTCAAGATGTCCGACGATTCGGACGGCACGGCCTTTGAGCTGTGGGACGGCACGAGCGTTACTGTGCTGCACGTCCCGGGTGACGGTACGTCGCTTGACGACGTGTCCGCCGTGGAGATCGTGAGCACTGAGGCGCACGGCCTAGCTGTCTGCCCCATCGTGAAATTCTCCAACCGGCTACCGCTGGAAGAGGGTTCGGACCCGGTGGGCGAGGTCGCTCCGCTGATTCCGATTCAGGAACGGCTGAACGAAACGACGTTGGGCCTTCTCATGGCTCAGCACTACTCGGCGTTCCGGCAGCGCTGGGCAACGGGTATGAACATCCCGCGTGACCCCAAGACGGGGGCACCAATCGAGCCGTTCAAGGCTGCCGTTAACCGACTTTGGATGACGGACAAGCCTGACGCTCAGTTCGGGGAGTTCAACCAGACGGACCTTTCCGGGTTCCTGAACTCGCTTGAGTCGGGCGTCAAGCACATGGCGGCTATTGCTCAGGTCCCGCCGCATTATCTGCTCGGCGCCATGGTGAACATCTCAGCCGAAGCGCTCACGGCAGCGCAGGCCGGATTGCGCCATAAGACGGACGAACGGCAGACGTTGTTCGGGGAGTCTTGGGGGCAGGTGTTCCGGCTGATTGCTGCGGTGCAGGGTGACCTAGCTACGGCTGAGGACACCACGGCCCGCGTGATTTGGCGCGACACGGAATCCCGTTCGCTGCCTGCCACGGTCGATGGTCTCGGCAAGGCGTCGCAGATGCTGGGCATTCCGGGGGAGGGGCTTTGGTCCCGCATTCCGGGTGTCACTGCTGCGGACGTGGCGTACTGGCGCAAGCTCAAGGATGACGCTGCCGTTGCCGGTGCCATGGCTGAGTTCTTCACGGGTGGTGCGGGCTCAGCGCCTGCTCTGTCGCCCGCTACGGGCACGGGGGTGTAATGCCTCCGGCGCCTATCGCAACGGCGCTCACAGAGGCTTACAGCCTCGCTCAAGGCGGCATCGTGTCCGGCGCTCTCCGCAGGGTTCTGACTCTGTGGGGGGTGCTGGACATCACCGCCCTTGACGCGTCGTTCGCTGAGTATCTGACTCTCGCAGAACCCGTGATCGCTGAGGCTAAGCACAATGCGGCCCGTGCAGCGTCCGGGTACTACGACATGTTGCGTGCGGCTGAGCACGTGCCGGGCCCCTCGCCCGCCGGTAAGTACCTGGCGGACCTAGTGGCGTCCGGCGAAATGGAGATGACGCTAGGCCCGATCGGTCCGGCGTACATCCGTAAGGCCATTGAGGGCGGCATGACCTTTGAACAGGCTGCCGCTGCCGCATGGGTGAAGCAATCCGGCGCCATGTCCCACAAGGTGATGGGCGGTTCGCGTGACACGCTCGCCCGCCGCATTGAGGGGGACGACCGTGCATTGGGATTCCAGCGTTCTGCCCGGGGCAAGTGTTGCGCTTTCTGTGGCGTACTCGCTTCACGTGGCGCGGTCTACAAGAACCGGGGTGCGGCCGTCCGAGCGGCCAACGGCAAGGCGTACCACGACCATTGCCGCTGTACTCCGCAACCGGTGTTCCGGCGTGACACGCCCCTTTCGGACACTGGCCAACGCTTCCGTGATCTCTACAAGGAACACGGCGACATCAACGAAATCCGCCGTTCTCTGGACGGCCGATCGACTAAGGCTGAGGAGAAATCGAGTGGCTGAGAATCCGACGGGTGACGCTGGCGCAGAGGGCACGCCCCCGGCTGGTGAGGCGCCCCCGAACCCGGCCCCTCCGGCGGGTCCTGTCATTTCGGCAGAGGATCTGAAGGCCCTTCAGGAAGAGCTGAAGGCGTTCAAGGACTCGCAGCTTTCCGAACAGGAACGAGCGGCGCAGGCCAAGGCAGATGCCGAAGCGCGCGCGGCTGCTGCTGAGACGCGTCTCGCTGAGCTTCAGGCGAATGCCGACCGGGCCCGTGTGGCTGCGGAGAACGGCCTCCCTGCCTGGCTCGCAGATCGGGTCAAGGGCAACACCCCGGAGGAGATGGCGGCCGACGCTAAGGCCCTCGCGGAGTCCATTAAGGGCACCGCTTCGGCCAACCTTCGTACCATGCCGAACCCCACCGTTCAGGGTGGCGGAGCGGCGGAACCAAACAACCCGGGCGAGATCGACCCGGTAAAGCTGGCGGCCAAGATCCTTGCCCGTCGAAACGGCTAGGAAGGAACTAACCCATGGCTGACAATGCACTCAACCTCGCCAAGGTCTACGCCCGCGCGGGTCTCCCGCTGCTCAAGGAAGAGCTGATCCTTGGCCGTCTCGTTTACCGGGACGCTGAGCGAGAGTTCTCCGGTGGCGTCGGTACCGTCGTCAACATCAAGACCCCCGGCTCTCTGACCGCCCGTGAGACGACGCTCAAGAACAAGGCATCCATCACCACGGACACGGTGACCGAGGGCACCATTCCGGTGCAGATCGACAAGCACATTTACAGTGCTGTCGACATGACGGAGGAGGACACGAACCTCAACGTTGAGGACTTCGGTACTCAGATCCTCGCTCCGCAGGTTCAGGCCGTAGCGGACAAGGTTGAGTCCAACCTTGCCGTTGAGATCAACAAGATCTCTGCGGGTGCTGGCGCTCTTACCATGCAGGCGAACGCTCCGGCGTCTGCCTACCTGGCGATCAAGAACGCTGGCATTGCGCTGGACAAGAAGAAGGTTACGCGTACCGGCCGAATCCTGGTCGTCTCGCCTGACGTTCTGTCCATCCTCCTGGAGGACGACAAGCTCATCAAGTTCGATGCGGCCAACACGGATGGTGCCCTGCGTGATGCGCAGGTTGGCCGACTGAGCGGTTTCAACATCTTCGTTTCCAACAACGTCAACGGCGCTGTTGGCTTCGTCCGTGAGACGTTCGCTCTGGTCGTCCGTGCGCCGCGCAAGCCTGAGGGTGCTCCGTTCGCAGCGTCCGCCGATGGCAACGGCTACGCGCTCCGGTACCTCCGTGACTACAACTCCGACACCCTGACGGACCGTTCCATTGTCTCTACCCTCATGGGTGTTACGACGCTGGACGCCAACCGGGCCGTTGGTCTGAAGATCACCACTGGCGCGTAAGGGCTGTGGGTCACCGTCAGAATCTGACGGTGGCCCCTCCCTGGGGACGGAGTAACCATGGCGTACGCCACGTTTGATGATGTGTCGGCCCGGCGCCCGTCCCCTCTGGCGGAGTCCGATCGGGCCCGGGTGACGGTCCTTTGTGAGGATGCGTCCGCCCTAATTCTGGTTGCGGCCAACGGCATTGTGCCGGATGAGGCGCTTCCCGTACTGAAGGTGCTCACGTGCCGGGTGGTCTCCCGTGCGCTGGACAACCCGCAGGGGTTCACGGCGGAAACGGTTGGGTCCTACTCGTACAGTCGTGAGGCGGTCGGGGCCGTTGGCCTTGAACTGACGCCGGGTGAGGTTGCGCAGGTGGCGAACCTTGCGGGTGTCCCGCAGACTGCAAGCCCCAAGATCGGGCTTGGTATTGACCGCTGCGACCGTGCGCAGCTCACCGCCGTTAGCGGGTGGGGGTTGCTGTGATCGGGTCGCACTTGACGCCGTACCGGGTGATGGTCGAACGGCCTAAGGCTAAGGCCAACCGGTACGGCGGTGCCTCTGACGACTGGTCAGACCCCCAACGCTGGGAGTTCCCGTGTTGGTTTGAGGAACAGGCCCCGGAGCGCGTAGGCGAGACTGCCGCGCGCACGTGGCTGTTGATGATCCCGGGTGATGTCTCCCTTGGGTTGGCCGATCGGGTGACGGTCGACGGCGTGCGATATCGCCTGTCCCGTCCGGCGTTCACGCGCCGAACTCCCTCAGGTGTCAGCCATGTTGAGGCCGAAGTGATCGCGTACGAGGGGGCCCCGCGTGTCTGAGATTCGCATTGAGATCGACGTCAGCGCGCTGGAGTCCATCGCGCGTGACCCTGAGATCCTGGCTGTCCTTGTTCGCAAGGCGCAGGAGGTGAAGGCAAAGGCGATTGCGCTTGCCCCGGTCAAGTCGGGTGACTACCGGAGCAAGTTCAAGCTTCAGTCTGGCGTGAAGGACAACAAGGCGTTTGCCCGGGTGAAGAACGTTGACCCTGCGGCAAACGTGATTGAGCTTGGCGCGCGGGGTGGGAAGAACCCTAAGTTCCGCGTGCTAGGGCGGGCCCTTGAGGCGGTGCGGGAGTGATTCAGTTCCCGGACGCTGAGGCCCTGGTGTTGGCCTATCTGCGGTCGGTGCTACCGGACTTGCCCGGCGACGTTGAGTTGCCGGACGGACCGGCTGAGGCCCCGTTCCTGCTGGTCGGTCGAACCGGTGGCGCTATGGCGTGGCCGGTGCTCGACACGGCGGCCCTTGACCTTGAGGTGTGGGGGCCGGACCGGGGAGAGGCACACGACGCGCTACAACGCGTGCTAGCGGCCCTTCTGGCGTCCAAGACGGTGGGCGGGCCCCTCGCTTCCGTGCGGGTGACGAACGCCCCGCAGTGGGCCCCTGACGCCCTTTCTGGTGAGCCCCGGTGGCTCGCCTCTGTCGATGTGGGCACCCGCCCCGTGATTGGAGAACAACCGTGACCACTCCCATTTACCAGCCGGATCTTGCGCGCGTCGCAGTAACCGGCACCGTTTACAAGGCTGCTCTTGGTACCACAATGCCCGCCGCTGGTGTGGCTGTTGCCGGTACGTGGGCGTCGCTCGGCACCTTCACGGACGACGGCGTTGAGCATGAGTTCAGCGAGGACACCGAGGACATTACGTCGTGGCAGAACGGCGTCATTCGCACGATTGTGAAGGGTCGTTCCCTCACGCTCAAGCTGAAGGCCCTTGAGTCGTCCCCGGTGGTCGTTGAGACGTTCTACGGCTCGACGCTGGTCGGTGCAACTGACGAGATGTCTGCAACGCTGAAGATCAAGGCCACCGTGTCCCGCCCGCGTGAGGCGTTCCTGTTCGAGTGGCAGGACGGCGCGGCCGTGACTTGGCGTCTGCTCATCGCAGTTGGTCAGGTCTCGGACCTTGAGTCTCCGTCCTTCAAGAACAGCGAGGCTGTCACGTGGGGTATGACCGTCAAGGCGCTTGGCGCGAACGGCGACCTTGCCGAGTGGCAGATCACGGACACGGCTGTCCTTAAGGCCAAGGGTATTGATCCCGCCCTGCCGTAAGGCACGTAGTACCCCTCTGGTGACCCTGTGATGTGGGTCCGGGGTCACCAGAGGCACCGTCAGATTCTGACGGTGGCAGGCCCACAACGACCCGCAACCTATGGAGACTTCACATGAGCAAGCCCAACAAGGCCCGTTACCGCCTTGCGACGCTCCGTCAGAACGCTGCCGACAAGATGGGCGGCGACCGGATCGAGTTCGAAGCGCCGGACGGAACCGAGTTCAGCATCCCTGCCCCGGGTTTCTGGCCAGACTCCGCCAAGGAAGCTGTCCGCGCGGGTGATGACATCGGCATGGCTAAGGCCCTGTTCGGCGCCGACGCCTACGGCAAGTTCCTTGCGTGTGGCGGCCGGACGGATGACCTTACGCTGATCTTCACCGCCTACGGCGAGAGTCAGGGTTCCGACCTGGGGGAATAAGCGCACTCGCTGACTACCTTGAGGCGCACTTCCCTGACCTTGATGTTGACTTCCGGGGGCTCTGGGGGTTCAACCTGGCTCAGGACGTGGGTACTTACCGTCTGCCATGGGGCCGGTTCCGGGATTTCCTGAACCGGCTCCCTCAGGACTCTTGCCACGCAAGGGCGTTGACGGGGGATGTTGGCGAGTGGACGACAGATCGTCAGTTGCTGGCCGCAGTGATTGACCACCTACGGGTGACGAATTGGCAGCTTGGGCAACTTGGCCTAGGCGTCGGGTTCAAGAAGAACCCAATCCCGGAGCCGACTCCGGTTCCCCGGCCGGGTGTTGAGGCTCCCCGGAAGAACACCGGTATGGCCTCTCTGGCGCGTGCAATGGGACAGCGCCCAACGATCCGTTAAGGGAGGGCTGTTGCCATGGCTGGTGGTGCCATTCGCGCCGGTACGGCGTACGTAGACATTCGCGCGGGTGACACTTCCCACCTGGTGAGCGGTGCCACGGATGCGGCCCGGGATGCTGGCCGACGTGCCAGCAATGAGCTTGAGGGCTCGATAGGTCAGGACGCTGGCGCGCAGACGGGCGGGGGGTTCGCTGGCAAGTTCGGCGGCATGCTTAAGGCCGGGCTTGCTGGCGCTGCCCTCGCTGCGGGCGCGCTGCTGAAGGCTGGCCTTGAGACTGCCCTTGAGAACGGCAAGATCAAGTCTCACCTTCAGGCGCAATTGGGCGCGACCCCGGAGGTTGCAGCGCAGGCCGGTAAGGTGGCCGGTCAGCTCTACGCCAAGGGCATTACCGAGGATTTCCAGACTGCTGCCGACGCAATCAAGAACGTTATGCAGTCGGGCATTGCCCCGCCGGGGGCGACGAATGAACAGCTTCAGTCCATTGCCACCAAGGCGCAGGACGTTGCCGGGACGTTTGATCAGGATCTAGGCGGAGTGACCAACGCCGTTGCGCAGATGATGCGTACGGGGCTGGTGTCTAGCGCTAACCAGGCATTCGACCTGATCACTAAGGGCATGCAGAACGGTTCCGACAAGGCTGGGGACCTGTTGGACACCATGAATGAGTACGGAACTCAGTTCCGTAAGGTGGGCGTGGACGGCCCCATGGCAATGGGTCTGATCTCGCAGGCCATCAAGGCGGGTGCGCGAGACTCCGACATTGCGGCTGACGCAATCAAGGAATTCAGCATCCGTGCCATTGACGGCAGCGCCACAACGGCCGCCGGTTTCCAGGCGCTTGGCCTTGACGCTACGGCCATGGGTGCGCAGATCGCCAAGGGCGGGCAGTCGGCCTCTGACGGCCTCTCTGTGACGCTTAAGAAGCTCCGTGAGATGCCGGACCCGGTTGCACGTGCTGCGGCGGCTACGGCCCTGTTCGGTACGCAGAGCGAGGACTTGGGGCAGGCGCTCTTTGCCATGGACCCAAGTACCGCCGTGAGCGCGCTTGGTGAGGTTGGCGGCGCTGCGGACAAGATGGGCGCGAGCCTGCGGGACAACGCAGCGACCAAGATTGAGGTGTTCAAGCGGACCCTCATGGACGGCGTAACTACCGCCGTGGGTGGCTACTTGCTCCCTGCCCTTGAGAAGGCCGGGACGTTCCTCGCGTCCACCCTTGGGCCAGCGTTCAGCGCTGCCAAGGATTTTGCGTCTCAGTTCTTCGGTGCGTTCAGCGCTGGCACGGGCCCCATGGGCGACGTGACAGGCAAGCTGTCCAGTCTCGCAGCAACGGCGCAGACGACCCTAGGCCCGGCTCTGTCGGGTCTGTGGGACGTGGTACAGAACAAGCTGTTGCCCGCGTACATGTCGGTGGCTAGCGCCGTCGCCAACGGCTTTATGCCAGTGCTGCAAACGCTCGGCAGCATCCTCATGGACACCGTGATTCCCGCAGTGATGCGGGTCTACGCGGCCATCTATGAGAACGTGCAGCCGATCATTACGGCGTTCGCCAACGCCATTACCACGTACGTGGCTCCGGCAGTTCAGCGCATGGGCGAGAAGCTGAACGAGGTTTACCAGAAGGCGCAGCCCGTGATTTCGGTCGTGGTGCTGGTGACCGAGAAGGTTGCCGAGTTCGCCGCCAAGATCCTGGGCGTTGTGATCCCGCCAATCATCCGGTTTGCCGGTGAGGTGCTGGGCAACATGTTCAACGCTCTTGGCACGGCTATCGGTTGGATCGGCAACGTAATCGGTTGGGTGGTCCACTTCGGTAGCTCTGTGGTGGACGCTGCGGGTTCTGTGGGCCGGTTCGT